ACCAAATAAACTGGTCTCTATATATCGCAACGGTTTACCAATGCTTTCTTTTAATGCTTTCTTGCTTACGTATTTAAGTACAATCATTTTAAATTCTCCTAGTTAGTTAGACTACAATTACAGTTTAGTAAGTAAAACCTATATCGTCTATAGGGATATACCCTTAGTTAAGTACAAATCCTGATTGATCCTTAACGGCCTTACCCTTAGCGTACAATGCAACAATATGGCCCTGGGGTTCCACGTGCCGTACGTCGCTATCGTCACCACTGATTACAGGGATACCCTTAAACGTTTTAGGTATATCGGCCTGATACCTGAAAACTGCCGCAATTCTAAACTGATTATCGATAGCAATTTTATTGTACTTATCAAAAGTACTAGCACCACTATAGCTAAACGTTAGATCATAATTAGACGGCAAACCCTTGCGATTAGGAATTTTTGTATAATCATAAAATTGTACTAGTGGAAAACGTGCCATAAGATTAGGGTAAAACGTACCGTCAAAATCTATAAACCCTTCATTTTCCCAACGGATATCCGACGTACCGTTTAGACGGATTAGTAACTCTTGGCCTAGTTTATCGGCCTTACGTTGACCCTTCTCAATATCCTTAACCAAATTGAGCAAAAAATTACCCTTGTTATCAAAAAAGCTTTTAGTCTTATTGATACGTGCCAATTGAATAGAATTGAATGCACCACGTCCCGCAGTGTATAAACAGGCCGTCTCACAATTTGCCTTTTTTGCCATGGGGCATACTTGATGACCTGATATATCACTAGGTGCAAGGTATAGGATACCTGTATAAAACCCTAGTTTAGTGCCCTTAACTGTTTTTGCATTTGTATTAAACCCTAGCAAGGCCTTGCGTTTGAATGATGTAGTCATGATGTAGATCCCTTATAGAGTGTCAGTGATGATCATTGTAAGTACTGCAAATAATCCTGCAAGTAGGATAAACCCTAGTACGTTAATAAGTACGTTTAATAGTTTAGTCATGATGTAGATCCCTTATAGAGTGTTTAACGTTTGCTGCTTATACATAATATAACGGCCATTGCAAGGGATTGTAAACTAGGGAAAACCCTAGGTTTTGAGACTAAAAACCCCAATAGGGTAAACCCTTAGTCTTATATAAGAGCCAATTTATAGGGGATAACTTGAAAGAGACTAAGCAGGAATGCTATAGATTATCTATATAACTAATAGTCATATATAGGTGAGTAGTCTTATCAGAATTGATATAAGACTGAAGAGCACTGATTAGGTGCAAGTTATTGATTAATAATACAGTGCCATGACTCATTAATTAAACTGATTAGGAATGCAATATTAATTAATTATTTTGATAAGTACTAACCAGGGCCTAGGCAGGCCTGATCAGGTCAGGGCAGGTCAGGGAAGATCTATAGAGAAATGCAGGGAGGGGAGGGTCAAAAAGAATTATTATAGATTTATATAACACGCTATATTTAACGCTGCTATACTTTTTAAAACAGGGGGTAGTCCCTTGGGACTCCTTAAAAAGACTCTGAATAGAATCTAAGGCAGGTAAAGGGTAGCCCTAGGGAGTAGCTGCTTCGTGCTCCGTAGGCTCTGAGGAGTTGTTAGACAATAAGAATAGTGTCTAGTAATAGATCTGATTAGTGCTCTTTAGCTCTAATTAGCTATCTTAGCTCTACATAGTAATTATCATTATTATTGTCTTTAAACTATATTAACTACTTACTATATTGTACTAAGAAGTAAACTACTCTGTATCTATATAGTAATTGTATCATACTTTTTATCTTTTGTCAAGTCTTTTGTGTTGTCCCCTATATTTCGGACATCATTGAAATAATGCTTGACAAATAGACAAATATATGATACAATAGAAGCAATGAGTGAAAGTATGTCTTAAAATTATGACACGTAAAAAGAAAAGAGATTTAAAAGCTGAAGGTAAATGGTGGAGTGAGTCTCAGAAAATAGAGGCTGCTACAACCTTTCTAGCTCTAGGTAACGCCACGCAGACGGCTGCTGTGCTTAACATCCCTAAAGCAACCTTTGACCGTTGGAGATACTCTGAATGGTTTAAGAAGATTGTCGATGACCTAAAAGCTGAGGACAACCTTAAACTTAATTCTAGATTAACAAAGATTATCTCTAAAGCTTTGGATGTCACAGAAGACAGGCTTGAAAAAGGTAATTATCAATATGACCCTAAGACATCTGAGCTAGTTCGTGTCCCTGTCTCATTAAAGGACGCTACTAAGGTAGCTAACGACATGCTAGAGCGTAGGGACGTTATTGAGTCTAAGCCAATGCAAGAACAAATTGAGAAGACCGTAGACGACAGATTAGCTAAGCTTGCTGAACAGTTCAAGTCCTTTGCAGGTAAGTCAAGGGAGAAGGACATAACCCCTAAACCCTTAACTATAGACGTTTAATATGCCTAGAAAAGAACCTAGAAACTATAAACAAGAATACGCTGACTACCACGGCACTGGGACTCAAAAGAAGAACAGAGCAGCACGTAATACCGCTAGGTCTACAATGGCTAAGGATGGTAAAGTCTCTAAAGGTGATGGTAAAGAAGTAGATCACAAGAAACCATTGTCTAAAGGCGGTAGTACCAAGAAAAGTAATTTAAGAGTTGTGAGTAAAGCAGTAAATAGAAAAAAAGGTAATAGAACCAGTGGAGCTAACAAGTGAAGTTATTGAAGGTTTTAGTAACGCATGTCTAGTCAAGAACTATGATGAAGCGACTGAAACGCCAGACTTCCATAGAGAGCTTTGGTCATATTGCTGCCATAAAGATAAGTTTGTGGCTATTGCTGCTCCTCGTGGTCATGGCAAATCCACCGCAGTTACTTATGCTTATTTACTGGCTGAAGTGTTATTTCGTAAGTCAAAGTATGTGTTGATTGTCTCTGACAGCTTTTCACAAGCAGGTCAGTTCCTTGGAGATGTAATTAAGGAGCTTAGGGATAATGAAGATATACATGGTTTATTTGGCAACATAGAGTTGACAAAAGCTACAGAAGATGATATAATATGTAAATTCGAAGACGGATATACATTTCGTATTCAAGCTAAAGGTTCAGAACAAAAGCTTCGTGGTTTGAAGTGGCTCAATAAACGACCAGACTTAATTGTCTGTGATGATATGGAGTCTGATGAGCAGGTCTTGAACAAAGACCGTAGAGAGAAGTTTAGACGTTGGTTCTACTCCGCACTGATTCCTTGTCTTTCAGTGACTGGTAAGATTAGAATCGTTGGTACTATTTTGCACCTAGACTCATTGTTAGAACGGCTAATGCCAGAGTCTCAGTTAGCTGCATTAGGTTCCAAAGCGTTTAAGAACCTCATTACGGAAGATTTAAAGCAGTATACGAACTATAAGACTTCATGGCTGTCCATTAAGTACCGTGCCCATACAGATGACTTTAATAAGATTCTGTGGCCTGACAGATGGACTAAGCAAGCATTAATAGAACGTAAAGCACAATATACGGCACAGGGTTTAGCTGATGCGTATAGTCAAGAGATGTTAAACATTCCTCTTGATGATGCTAATGGATTTTTTAAAAAAAGTGACTTTACTCCAATTAAAGACGATGATCGTAAAAAGAATTTAAATTATTATATTGCTGCTGACTTAGCAATTAGTCAAAGGCAACATAGTGATTACAGTGTTTTTGCTGTGGCAGGGATGGATGAAGATCAGCAGTTGCAGTGTGTACACATCATTCGTGAAAGAATGGATGCGATGCAGATAGTTGAAACAGCCCTGGCCCTCCAGCGAACCTACAAGCCTGAACTATTTGGAATTGAGGCAGGAACAATCCAGAAGTCTATCGGCCCGTACCTTAACGAAGCAATGATGAAGCAAGACACTTTTATCAACCTAGTACTGCTCAAGCCTAGTGGTGATAAGTTAAGTCGTGCAAGGTCAATGCAAGCTCGTATGAGGGCAGGAGCTGTGAAGTTTGACATGTCTGCTGATTGGTATCAAACGTTCGAGGATGAGCTAATGCGTTTTCCTAGAGACAGACATGACGATCAAGTGGATGCTTGGGCTTATATCGGATTGTTGCTCGATCAAATGCAAGTAGCAGCAACTCAGAATGAACTCGAAGAAGAAGAGTTCAGACTTGCCTTACATGAATACGGTTACGACCAAGCTGGACGAAACGCTACAACAGGATATTAATGGACTTAAATACTAACCTTAATTTAGATGATATTGTCGAACTTCCGAACATTGTTTCGGTGTTGGACGAAGCCGACCTCAATACCATCAGCTACAACGTCTATAAAGGTTTTGAGGCCGATATTGAGTCTCGTTCGCAATGGGAAAAACGTACTGAAGAAGCGATGAAGCTTGCTTTGCAAGTTGCTGAAGCTAAGTCATTCCCTTGGCCTGGAGCGTCTAATGTCAAATTTCCACTTATTACTATTGCTGCTTTGCAGTACCATGCTCGCAGCTACCCCGTACTTATTAACGGGGAAACCCCTGTTCAGTGCCGTGTTATCGGTGATGACCCTGTAGGTAAAAAAGAAGCACGTGCAAAGCGTGTTAGCGATCACATGTCTTACCAGATCCTTGAAGAGGATACTAACTGGGAATCAGAGATGGATCGTGTTCTTATTACTCAGCCTATCGTTGGCTGTGCTTTTAAGAAATCATACTTTGACCCTATTCTCAAACACAATGTTTCCGAGTACATCCTTGCTAAGGATTTTGTCGTAAACTATTGGACGAAGCATTTAGATACTTCCCCACGTGTAACTCAAATTCAATACTTCTCTAGCAACGACATCTATGAGCGTGAAGCTCGTGGTTTGTTTGTTGAGATGAAAGAGAAGACTCGTCCTGCTGCTGTACCACAGTCTAATATGACTTTGGCTCAGAACAAAGCTCAAGGCATGAACGCTCCTGACTCTGTTGACGATACTACTCCTTACGAGATCCTAGAGCAACATTGCTTTATCGACTTGGATGGCGACGGTTACGCTGAGCCGTACATCGTTTGGATGCGTCGTGATACCAAACAGATTCTCCGTATCTCTGCTCGTTTCTTTACTACTTCGATTGAAAGAAATGCACAAGGAAAAATCCTTTCCATTACGCCAGAAACATACTTTACTAAGTTCCCTTTCATTCCCTCACCTGATGGTGGATTCTATGACTTGGGCTTTGGATCTTTACTTGGACCACTTAATCAGAGTATTGATACCATTCTCAATCAGCTTATTGACTGCGGAACGATGGCGAACACCGCAGGTGGCTTCCTCTCACGTGGCATCAAGCTCAGAGGCGGTAACTACAACTTCACACCATTAGAATGGAAGCACGTTGATACCACAGGTGACGATCTCCGCAAAGGCATTGTTCCTCTTCCAGTTAGAGAACCTTCTCAAGTTCTGTTTACTCTTCTTAACCTTCTCATCAATTACGGTGAGCGTATTGGTGGTTCTGTGGACATTCTTAGCGGACAAAATCCAGGACAGAATACTGCTGCAGAAACTACTAGGACGATGGCTGAACAGGGAATGAAGATTTTCTCTGGTATCTTTAAGCGTACTTACCGTAGTTTAAAAGATGAGTTTAGAAAGTTGTATCGTTTAAACCAGTTATACCTTGTGGGCATTCAAAACTATAACACCGACATCGGTACTAACTTTATTGATGCGGATGATTATAATGGCCCTGTTTCTGATGTACGTCCTTCTGCAGATCCTAACATTGTTTCAGATACTCAACGTATCCAACAGGCTACAGCGTTGCTCCAGTTAGCAACAACTACACCTGGCATGAACATGTACGAAGTACAGAAGAATTACCTCAAGTCAATGAAGGTAGCTAACATTGAACAACTCTTACCTGATCCAAAAGGACCTAACGCTATTAAGCCAGGACCTTCAGAGAAGATTCAGATTGAGATGATGAAGCAACAAACTAAGACTACTCAGGTTCAAATGAACTTCAAGGTAGCTATGATGAAGATCATGAAAGACTTAGAAGTCAACCAAGCTAAGATTCACAAATTAGAAGCAGACGCTATTCTTGCTATCGAGCAAGCTGGCGGTGTCAAGCAAGGACATGAAATCGCTATGATTGATGCACAAATTGGCGCAGCTAAAGCGAAGCAAGAAGGAATTCAAACAGCCCTCAGAACCATGATGGATTTTGAGAAACACATGGCTGATATGAATCAACCCCAACCAGAAGAAGGGGATGTACCACCAGTAATGTAACAACCAAGGAGGAAGTATGGCCGTAGTGGTCACAGAACAGGAGTTTCAAGAGTGGCAAGGCAGTCGAGTTACCAAAGCTTTCATGAAGGCAATGGATAACGATAGAGAATGGTTAAAAGAAATGTTGTTAGTAGGTACTGAAGATGATTCTAATCTTCGTGGACGTGCAGCAGCAGTAACCAGTATTCTACGGATGACCTATGAAGATTTAATGGAGTCAGCTAAGGAGAATCGTGATGTCTAATCCATCAGGTATTACTCCAGTGTTTGACCGAATTCTAATCTTGCCATTAGAAGTAGAAGAGAAGACAGCTAGTGGAATTATTATAGCTACCCAGGAAACAAGCGAACGTGAACAGCTTGCAAACACCACAGGCGAGATTATTGCAGTAGGTGAAGAGGTTCCAGAAGGTGTTGTTTCAGTGGGAATGAAAGTTGGCTATGCTAAGTATGCTGGTCTTATGTATCGAGGAAAAGATGGACGAGATTATCGAATGATTAACTACGATAACCTAGTCTGCAAATTAGATGATGACATGAAGTTGATTGACCCACATCTATTAAAGGGAATGAAACAATGAGTGAAGAAATTCAACAAGAAGTAGTACAGCAAGAAGTGCAACAAGAGGTTCATCAAGAAACTCCAGAAACGCCTGAGTACGAGTCAGAAGCACGTGCACAGGGATGGGTAGCCAAAGAGGAGTTTCGTGGCTCTGAGAACGATTGGGTAGATGCTGAGACGTTTGTACGTCGTGGCAAAGAAATTATGCCGATCCTTCGTAAGAACAACGAGAAATTGCTTAAAGAATTGAATGAAGCTAAGAAAGCTGCTGAAGAAGCAAGACAAGCAGCACGAGAGTTTCGTGAGTTCCAAAAGGACCAATTCGAGCGTAAAGCTAAAGACCTTGAGTCTCAATTAGAACAGTTAAAAGTTGCCAAGCGTGATGCAATCACACAAGGTGATGGAGACCGTGTCCTAGCGATTGAAGATGCTATGGACGAGTTGAAAGACCAAAGACTAGAAGCTAAAGAAGAATTAAAAGCTGCTGAAGAAAAGGCTAAAGAAGTTCCACAAGTTACTGCCGATCCTTTCTTAAATGAATGGATGGACAAGAACGATTGGTTTGGTAAAGATTCAAGAATGACTGGCGTTGCCAACGGTTTAGGCATTGAGATTCGTAAAGAGAATCCTGGTTTAACTGGTAAAGCATTCTTAGATAAACTAGATCAGGAATTGGCTGAGACTTTTCCAGATAAGTTTGGTAAAAAGCGTACACCTAATCCAATGGAAGGCTCTCCTAACGGAACAGCTAGACCATCGGTAAGTTCAGGTAAGAAGTCTTACAACGCACTACCAGCAGAAGCTAAAGCAGCTTGCGATCGCTTCACAAAACAAGGATTGATGACAAGAGAACAGTATGTAGCTGAGTACGACTGGGAATAAAATGCCTACTCGTGATAAAACTAAAGCAGCTATACAATGGAAACGTTGGTACAAAAATAACAAGGAAAAACGAAAACAGTACGATAGTGAGTGGCAGTTATTTTACAAATATGGTATTACACGTGATGAATTTAAGCAAATGCTAGAAAATCAAAAAGGTGTATGTGCTATATGTAAACAACCTGAAACAGCTATTGATAAACGCAGTGGTCTTATTAGACAATTAGCAGTAGACCATTGTCACAGTACTGGAAAAGTTAGAGGATTACTTTGCACACACTGTAATCACGGACTTGGTAAATTTAAAGACAACGTTAATCTTTTGCAAACAGCAATTAATTATTTAAGCAATTATTCAAGTAATACAATTAGGGAGAAGAAGAAATGACTGAAAACAAACGTGAAGTTAAAGCTGCACCAGAGTCTACTAAGGTAGAGCGTCCTCGTGAACGTAAACGTGGCGTATTTAATGGGACTCAGGGGAAGCTGCAAGTAGGAAACGAAATACCTGGGTTTCACTTGCATATTTTCAATGACACACCTGGACGTATCCAGAATGCCACTGAAAACGGTTATGAATTCGTTCATCCCAGTGAGGTAGGCGGTACTATGGAGAATGTAACTTCCCGTAATACTGATTTAGGAGATAAGGTTCGGTTTCTAGTAGGTGCTGGTGAAAAGGGTGAACCCATGTATGCTTACTTGATGAAAATCAAAGAAGAATGGTGGCTCGAGGACCAAGCTGAACTACAGAAAAAGAACGATAAAACCGATGCAGCAATCAGAAGTGGTAAGACACCTGGTGTAGATTCCTCTGGCTTCTACAACGCTGGCATCAAGGTAAATTAATTTAATCCATAAAAGGAGTTTTAAAAAATGGCAAACGTAAATGCCGTAACAGGATTGTCGCCAGTAGGCACAATCACTGGTGCACCCTTTAACGAGCAAGGTACTCTGTACGCTATTGCTAACGACGGTTCTAACACATACGCTATTGGCGATATCGTTAAGTCTGCTGTTGGTAATGACGCAAACGGTACCCCACTCGTAACCAAAGCAGGAGCAACTGACGTTCCATTGGGCGTTATTGTTTCTATTCGTGTAGCTAACCCAGGCGTAAGCTTGCAAGGCACAAACATTAACTTGGCACAGTTGTACATCAGCTTGAATTCTGGTTCATATACTTATGTTTATGTAATCACAGATCCAGCAGTTGTTTACCGTGTTCAGGCTAATGCTTCTGCAAATGCTAAAGTTGGTTCTACTGCAGTTCCTACAATTACTGCAGACCAGACTTCTACTTTGAGCCAGTCTTCACCATTCTCTAGCACATACGTAACTGCCGATAGCTCTGCTACTGCAGCTTCTATGTTCCAAGTTATTGGTCTCTACCAAGAGCCTACTAACGTTCCTGGTGCTTACAACGACGTGTTAGTTGTTTTCAATAAGCATCAATACAAACAAGCCTTCGGTGCTTAATTAATAGGAGAATAATAAAATGGCTGGTGTAATTACAACTGGTACACATCCCAAGGCTCTATGGCCTGGTATCAAAGCATGGTGGGGTCAGGTTTATGATGAGCATCCTGAAGAGTACATCCATCTTTTCGACAAAGATACTTCACATCAAAACTACGAGGAAGACGTTCAGTTAACTGGCTTCGGTCTTGCTCCAGTTAAGAATGAAGGTGCTGGCGTTCAGTACGATTCCGAGATCCAAGGTTTCGTAACTCGCTACACACACGTTGCATACGCTCTTGGTTACATTGTAACTAAAGAAGAGTTGGATGACAACTTGTATGAGCAAGTTTCTA